AGTATTTTATTATTCAGACCCTTTATTTACAGGGACAAATACAGCTGCTGGAATCAATGTTTTAATTGACGGAGCGGCTACTGGTTGGACTACAATTCCTGCTTCAGCACCAACTCCTCCTATTGGAAGCTTGGTGGTTAACACTGCTACTTTTGAACAAGCTTACATTACAGGTGTGGTTTCAACTACGGAAGTAACTTTAAGTAGAAGTATATTTCCGGTGGCAGTAGGTGAAGAATATGTGATATATAATAATACTAAAATACGAGAGGTAGAAAGAGTAACACAAAGTAAGATTTGGTATTTAACCAATTCTCAATTAACAGCTCCTACAAAAACTTATCCTGCTTACACTATGGAAGGAGATAGGATTACAGTATATCCTACTACTATTACAAATAGAGGTTCTATTATGGCTCAATATATTCGTTATCCTTTACCTCCAAGATGGACGTGGCAAAATTTAGGATTAGGAGAGCCTCAGTTTGACCCTACTCAGGCTGACTTCCAAGAGTTTGAATTACCTGACTCTGATGAGCCTACATTAATTGCTAAAATCTGTCAGTATGTAGGTATAGAAATAAGAGAGGCCGAGGTATATAACTTTGGAAAAACAGAAGAAGATAGAGAAATACAAGAAAGCAGTTAATTATGACATATATAACAGATTATCAATATTACGAAAACAATCAGAATGTACCTACAGATGCTAACTGGGGTTCTTACCAATATGTTTCTTTGGAAGATATTGTTAATAATTTTATGCTAATGTATCAAGGTAACAATGAACTGATTAATAATATAAATAGATACCAGGTTTTGTTTCACGCAAAAAGAGGAATTCAAGAATTGAATTACGATGCGATGAAAGAAATAAAAATATTAGAATTACAAATTTGTGATCAATTAAGATTTGTTTTACCACAAGATTATGTTAATTGGGTAAGAATATCTTTAGAGCAAGATGGTATGCTTTATCCTATGACAGAAAATATTCAAACTAATTGGAGTGGAGCTTACTTGCAAGATCATGATTGTAGAATATTATTTGATATTGATGGTAATGTTTTAAAACCTCATAATTCTTTTTGGGATAAACAAAGATTAGATAGTCAGCAAAAAACAATGTACTTAGGAGATGGTCCTTATAATGGAGAGCTCGGTTACTTAGTAGACGGAATATGGTATTTTGATTATCAAATCGGAGCTCGATATGGATTAAATACAGAGACTGCAAATATAAATCCTACCTTTAGTATAAACAAAAAAGGAGGGGTAATAAACTTTAATTCAGGAATGGCTGGAAAGTTAGTGGTATTAGAGTATGTTTCAGATGGAATGGAAAATGGTGACGACTCCAGTGTAAGTGTAAATAAATTATTTGAAGACTTTATATATGCTTATATAAGGTACGCTATTTTGAATGGCCGATTTGGAGTACAGGAATATATAATTAATAGAGCAAGAAAAGACAAATCATCTTTATTAAGAAATGCTAAATTAAGATTAAGTAACATACACCCTGGGAGACTCTTACAAAATTTAAGAGGTCAGGATAAATGGATAAAATAATATGGCAAATGTTAGCACTAATTTTATAGCTGGTAGAATGAATAAGTCTGTAGATGAAAGACTTATTCCCCCAGGAGAATATATAGACGCTTTAAATGTTCGTTTAGGATCTACTGAAAACACCGAAATTGGAGCGGTAGAAAACTCTTTAGGTAATAGTGTTTTAACTGACTTAGAGTTTCAAGGAGTACCTTTAGTGGGAGAAATAAGAACCATTGGTGTTTATGAAGATGGTATTAATGAAACTCTTTATTGGTTTATTCATAATGAAAACAATCCTAACTCGGTAACTACGGGTGTAGTAGATATGATTGTTTCTTATAATACTAATATAGGATCTTTAGTTTATCATGTAATTAGCACTTCAGTTTTAAATTTTGATTTTAAGTATTTAATAACAGGAGTAAGTAAGATTGAAAATTTATTATTTTTTACTGATGATTTAAATCCTCCTCGAGTTATAAATATAAAAAGAAATTATGATGATCCTGGTCCGGGAACAATAGATGATGTTTTTGAGGAAGAGGATGTAAGTGTTATTGTAAAGCCACCGGGCTTTGAGGATTTTGATACAACTGCAGGACAGGTAGCTCCTTTAGGAGCTCCTTTTATAAGACTTATTGCTATCCCTGGATTTAGTAATGCCGGTGGTGGTATTGAAAGCCCTAACTTTATGGATGTTAGGTTCTTATCTTTTGCTTATAGATATAGGTATGAAGACGGAGAGTATAGTGCTACATCTTTATTTACCAATCCCGCCTTTCAGCCAAACCCTAATTTTCAATTAAGCCTTCAAAACTTTTGGAACGATGCAATGAAAAATCGTTATAATGGATGTAGGGTAACAGTTTCTACAGGATCTAAAAGGGTAAAAGAAATAGATATTCTTTTTAAATTAACAGGGTCTAATGTTATTAATGTAATTAAAAGATATGATAAACAAAGTCTGGGTATTAGTAATAATCAATTTTATGAAATTGAATTTCTTAACAGTGAAATTTACACTACATTAGGATCTGACGAATTACTTAGATTATACGATAATGTCCCTCGTACTGCTAAGGCTCAAACCATTAAAGGTAATCGTTTAATGTATGGGAATTATGTTGATCAATACGATATTGTAGACGCTCCAGGAGGAAGTAAAATACCTATTAACTATCATGTCAATGGTATAAGTGAAAGTATAGCGGGTAATCCATTACCAAATGGTATTGCCTCCCCAGTTGATTATACTATTGACACTATTACAGGAGGTACTCATACCGAACCACTTGCAGCTATTACTTTTGATTTATCAGATGCAGCTCCTGCAGGTGGGGCGGCTCTGGAAGTTGGTACTACGTTTCAATTCACCTTTGCTATGCAACAGGTTAATAATACTACAGTAATTAATAATGGTATTGTTCCAGCACCAACTGCGGGACTACAAACTTCTCCATTTACTATAGGATTTCTATTTAGTGTAGATCAGCCTTATGCTGATATTAATGCTATGTTAAATTCAGATTCTTTTAAAAATAGAATTGGAGGTAGTGTGGCTCAGGGTTTTGCTCCTGCTACTGCTTTGGAGCAAGGATTAGTAAAACCTTTATATCCTTGCAACGAATCTAATACGGGAGCGACTTTAAGTGATAAGTTTTACAACAGTGCAGCTTCACCTATTGCGGGATCACAATTATATTTAGTAAGTGGAGGAATAACAAATACTGCTTGTTCTGCTGCTGTTTTAGATACTGTTCCTTTTCCTATCGTTTGTGCTTCTACAAGTATAGCTTCTGGGGTTACTTCTTGTGGAGCTGCTCCATTAGACCCTTGTGTAGGTACATTTCCTCCGGTACCTCCAGCTGGGGCTACTGGAACAATGGTTGTGTCAGGTACAGATATGAGTGTTTTCGGAATACAAGTTGGAGATATAGTATACGATCAGCTAACTGGTTTATCAGCAAAAGTAATAGCACCACTACCAGGAGACCCAGGACCACCAGCTACACCTACTTCTCATGTAAATTTAGAAGATATAGATGGTGGATTAACTCCCTTAGTGCTTGATGGAACTACATTTATAATTAATCCTGGAGGACCTGCAACTCCACAATTATGTTTTCAAGATGGATTTGATTATACTGTAGTAGGAAACTCATTTACTATTAAATCTCCTGCTACTCAATGGTTTGAAGCAAGTGGAGACCCTGCTACTCCTGGAGTTTATGCAAATGCATTTAGATATTATCAGTTTATTGAGTTTTCTTCTTTCGCTTCTTATAAACTAACTTCCGATTCTTCAAGTCTCCACTCTAATAGAGACTATCAAGTAGGAATTGTTTATATGGATGAGTATGGAAGGTCTTCCACAGTATTAACCAGTCAAGAGCCTACTGTATTTTTTGATGCAGGTAATTCAATTAATCAAAATAAAATTCAAGTTAATCTTTCAAACTTACCTCCTTATTGGGCTACTAAATATAAATTTGTAGTCAAGCCAAGTCAGGGTACTTATGAGACTGTTTTTTCTAATTTATTTTATGCCCAAGATGGAACAGCCTCTGTTGATGGAGCGGGAAGCTCTTTACCAATAGCAGCAGAAAATGACCCAACTCAAGTATGGTTTAGGTTAGAGGGTCAAAACCAAAATGTTTTAAAAGTAGGAGATGAGCTGATAGTAAAATCCGACACTCAAGGTTTTGTGCCTACATTACAAAAAGCGGTAGTTTTAGATATACAAGCTTATTCCAGTAAAGGTATTACAGATAAATCTTTAAAAGGTTTATATATGCTGTTAAGACCATCTGGATGGACTACTGAATCAATAGATCAAGCCGAAATTTTTTATGCTCAAAAAACCGCAAAGAATAATAGTGGGAGTAGTATATCGAATACTTGTATTACAGGATATAGTTTAAATTTTGATAACGGTCTTCCTTACGATCTTCCTGCTGGATCTACAGTTAGAATAAAATGCCAGTCTACAAGAGGAGGAGGAGCTTGTTCCAGAAGTATATATTACGACAGATCATTTATAGTAAGTCAGGATTATGGTGATTTTCACCAATGGGCAATAGGAGATGATTTAGAAAGTCAAATGTTTTGTCAGGGGAACGGTAACTCTGTTTCACCAGGAGTAAGCAATGTAGATGGAATGAATCTTAAATTTTTACCTAACCTATATAGTAGCTCTTCATCGATATGTAGTGCTCAAGGTGAGTTTAATGCAAGCTTTGGGATATACACTAATGGAGCAGGAGGAATGTTTGCGGCATATCAAGGAGCACTTACTGAATGTAATGATTGGGGTGGTTGGTTTCCAGGTAGAGCTAAATTAAAAATAGAAGTAACCAGAACAAGTGGTATATTTTGTTTTGAAACAGTACCGCAGGATGTTGATCCTAATTTATATTATGATGCTTCAGAACTTTTAGAGATTGAAACAGACCTAACAACTGGTAAGAGATTTCATAAAGCTAAAAGAAACTTTGATCCGTCTACAAATTCATATTCTTTAGCAACCTTAGGACAAGACCAAGTGGTAGATGCTCTTGGTAATACTTTAATTCCTTTAGTTACAATGGTTGATGTTTATAACTGTTATACTTTTGGAAATGGGGTAGAAAGTTATAAAATATATGATAGCCCCGCAGGAAGAAGTTTTAATTTAGGGGAAAGAACTTTAGCTGTATCTAATCAAGACTTTCAAGAAGCAGATAGATTTGCTGGGATGACATATAGTGGAGTATATAGTAGTTCAGCCAACAGTAATAATCTTAATGAGTTTAATTTAGGACTTGCAAACTTTAAAGATTTAGAAACTTCATTTGGCCCTATCCAAAAACTTCATGCTCGTGAAACAGATATACTTGTATTACAAGAAGATAAAATATCTTATGTAACCGTAAACAAAAATGTAGTTACTGATGCTACCGGAGGAGGGGCTATTTTATCTGTACCAGAGGTTTTAGGAACACAGGTAGCCAGAATAGAAGAATACGGTATAAGTTTTAACCCTGAGAGTTTTACGTCATGGGGATATGATATGTTTTTTACAGATACAAAAAGAGGGGCTGTTATTAATTTACGAGGAGCTTCGGCAGGAAGTGATCAATTATCCGTTGTATCTACTTTAGGAATGAACAGTTGGTTTAGAGATTGTTTTAACTCACAGTTAACTACTCAAAAATTAGGAGCTTACGATCCTTATATGAAAGAGTATGTATTAGGTACTAATTTACGAAAAGTTCCAATGCCGGTAAATGAAGTGCCTTGTGGAACTACGGTTAGCCAATTAAACGCTACTAATTCAATTACTTTTGATGTTGCCTTAGGTTTAGTGATTGGACAAGTAGATATACCTTTTAACATTACTTCAGGAACTGTAACTATTACGGTAGAATGGGATGGAGCAGTTGTGGCAAATGTGACAGCTTTTAATAACGGAATGATTTCTTTTAACAAAACCACTAACACTCCTTCAACGTGTACGGTAACTTGTACCCCTTCAGGAGCACCTCCTGTTGCTCCGGCTAATTATTCAATTACAGTAAACTGTCCTCAAGAACTTGATTTAACAGTAGTTCAGGTAGTGGTAAATTCTAACAACTATAATGGACAATTTATTCATACTAATTATAATTGGTTTAATTCAAGTAACATAAGTCCTTTCGCAGGATTTAGTTCAGCTGAATTAAGCACTCCTGATGCTGCCGAGTATAGTTCAACTGCAGGCATACAATCTTTAGGTGTAACACCATATAGTGGGGCCTCAATTAAATTTAGAACAGAAAAATATGGTATAGATAATTTTGATTTTGATCCGTCAATTCATAAATTTAGAATACATTATTCTACCACATTATATAACAATGTACCTACAGAAATTCAAAGTTTATTAGTAGCTTCTTCGGTAGTAAGTGGGGGTATAACTAATCCTTCACCTGGAGTTTATGAAGCTATTGAGCCTGCATTTACTATTCCTGGTCAGGGATATTTATATTTAATTTGGGACTTCAGAATAGTTGGTTCTTCGCAATTATGTTATTGTTCAGATCCATCTTCAGCAGAGGAGGTTTGTTGCCTATGTGAAGTACCTTGTAATCTTACTGCTTTAGGGCCTCTTACTGCTACGCAGCCGCAGGCATGTGTGAGTGCCATCGGAGATCCAGGAAGTTCTTTTGGTGGATTTACAGGGAACGGGGCATTGCCAACTTTAGGAAGTGTAATTTACAATGATCTTAATTGTAGGTTAAATCCACCACCACCTTCCATAATTTCAGGTTATAAAGCTCCAGGCTTTTATAGAGTAGATAGTTCATTAGTTGCCCCATTCACCGGTAATAAGTGGATAGAGATTGGTGCTAATGGAGTAGTAATATCAGAGGGAACATGTTAAAAAATAAAATAAAATAAAGATATGGCGTGTAATAATTCAGGAGTTTTCTATTGGCCAGGGGCAAGTTTTCTTACCACTACCGCTTTGTATACGGATGTTAATTTAACTAACCCAGCACCTGATGGGTGGTATTCGATAGGTGGTACTTACAGGCAAATATCTGGAGGTGTTTTAGGTGCTCCTACTACTTGTCCGGCATGCGATGAGTTATATTGTCCGAGTGTATTAACAGGTAGTGGAACTGCTGGTAAATATACAATGAATATAAATGTAGGGTCAGATATGGGAGCTATAGTAATTAGGTTTAATCCTGAGAGTAGACCTGATAAATGTACTTGGACTTTTGATGGGGTGAGTGCTTCAGAATATAGTCACCCTATAAAAGGTTATATGCAAGGTTTTGTGGGAAGTTGGGGTTATGGTTTTCCTTATGTCCCTCCTACAACAAATCCCATCCCTGATTGTGCCGCTAATACAGGTAGTGGTTTAGGTTCTTATTATACTAATGATCCTGCTGTTCAACCACCTCCCTTTGGCCCTACACTCCCTACAGGTTCTTTAAATCCTGTGGTACCTACTAATCTTTCTTTATGTGTTAATGCGTGGCCAGGAAATACTCAAACTGTAAATGGGTTTAATTATGAATGGGATTTTGCAAGCTCAAGTTTTATTCCTACTCAAACAGGCGGGGTTAATGATATAGTTACTATGGGACCTTATACCACTCCGAACACAGGAATACAATCATCATCTCCTACTAACACTGGTAGACGTTGGGTTTATATGGTAGTCCCTAAGCCTAACCCTACTCCCGGGACCCTACAAGTGGTAGTAGAGGGATTAGATCCTGCTACACAGTGGGTGATAGAAGTTTATTGTCCTGTCAAACTTAATCCCTGGCCTATTGGTGTGGCGGGAGGCTCATGTGGGGCAACTACTGCAACAACTTTATATACTCAATATGTGGGGACTAATAATGTTACTCCTTTTATACCAGGTGCTGCTCCTTATTTATTTAACGGAGATTGGTGTTTTACTGATCCTGATGGGGTAACTCCATTTCCTGCAGGAACTTATCCTGTAGATGTTAATGGAGCAATCCAGTGTGTTACTATAAGTTCAGACGGGGTAATTACTAACTTAACCACATGTGTAGGAACATGTTAATGTTAAAAATATAAAACTATGTCAAATCCATTAGATGCAAATACTTTATCTTACAGCGAAGATGTAAAAGGATGGCCTTCTTTTTATTCTTTTCTTCCAGACTATATGTGTGGTATGAACGGTTTTTTCTACAGTTGGAGTGGAGGGAATTTATACCGACACAATACTAATCCTTTAAGAAACAATTATTACGGGGTTCAATACAGCTCTTCTATTCAGTCAGTGTTTAATATAGAGCCTCAGACTATTAAGTTGTTTAAAACAATGTCATACGAAAGTAATGACGCTTGGAATTGTACAGGACTTTTTACTGATTTAAATACCGGGTCAATACCTGGTACTGGTCCCGCACCTATTCAAACATGGTTTGTAGAAAAAGAAGGTGAGTGGTTTTCATTTTTAAGAGAAAATTCAACAACTACAAATTTTAGAGACAGATCATCTAACGGTATAGGAGCATCTAATAGTGTAATAGGTCCGCTTAACGCTATAGTAATTAATTTTAACTTAGAAGACTTAGGAAGCATAGTAACAGTTGGAGATCAAGTTTATTCTATTGTTTCTACCATACCACCAGCCACACCTGGAGCTCCAACTTTTGTGGGAGCAGTAACTAATATTGTAAGGCAACAAACTACAGATGTTGTAACAGGAGTAGTTACACTACCTTCTATTACGGTAGATACAGTAGGGCCATATCCTGCAGTGGGTACCCCTTTACCTTATCCGTTTCCAGGAGTTGTTCCTCCTGTAGGTGATTTTATATTGATAATAAAAGATCCTATAGCAGCCTCAAATGGGGCACGTGGATACTTTCTGAATTTTACGCTACAAAATGATAATACTACAGCGGTAGAATTATTTTCTGTCGGTAGTAGTTCCATGAAAAGTAATCCATAGATTTTTATTATCTTTGTAAAAATGAAATTAAATATAATGCCACTAAAAAAAGGAGACTATGAAAACATTCTGTGTAAGTGGTGGAAAGATTGGAGATGGGAACCTCCTTCACCAGATTTTTTACCAGAAAATGGAATGGGTGGTTTTATGGTTTATGATGGAGACACGCCAATTTGTGCAGGGTTTATGTATGTAACTAACTCAAAGGCAACATGGTGTGATTGGATTATCTCTAATTTAAAATATAAAGACAGACAAAAAAGAAAAGAAGCTTTGGAATTATTAGTAAAAACTATAAGTGATAAAGCAGAAAGTTTGGGTAAAAAATATGTATATGCTTTAATTAAAAACAAACCTTTAATTAATGTATACAAAAAAATAGGTTTTGTAGAGGGTAGTACCTATACACATGAAATGATTAAAACAATATAATATGGCAGCAGTAACAGCGACAGTAATTGGTATAGCAGCAACCGCAGCAACTACAACAATGAGTTTTTCTAATGCAGCAAAACAAAGAAGAGCTGCTGAAGAGGCAGACGCAGAAGCAAAAAAAGCAATGAAAGAAGCAAAAGCAAAAGCTGAAGTAGATTATTTTGCTTCATTAGATATTCCTTTAGATGCTTATGAAGCTCAGTTTGAAAATCAATTAGCCGGACAAAAGCAGGCGGTAGAAGCCTTGCAAGAAGGGGATGCTCGAAATTTAGCAGCTGGTATTGGTAAGGTAGGGGCTCAACAAGCTGAGTTAGGAGAGCAAACTCGTATCGATATGGGTAAAGAAATATCTGATCTTAACATGATGAAAGCAGAAAGTAAAGACGCTATAAATCAACAGCTTGTAGAGATGGATGTGGCTTATGCGAGAGAACAAAACCAAAGAAAGGCAGATGCTGACGCTCTTCGTAATCAATCTATTCAACAAGGAGTTGCTGGTGTAGGCTCTTTAGTAGGTCAAATTGGTGATGCCGCTCCTTTATTTAGTCAAGATGGAGCTACTCGAAGAGGTGCTAAATTAGCTAAACAATCTCAAGTAGGTAAAGGAGACATGAATGATGCACAATATCAGAATAAATTAAGTGAGCTTAACTTAAGCAAAGAAGAGTATAGGTTAGCAAAAAAGATGAATGATGCTGAATTAACAGAATTCTATAAAAGCAAAGGGTGGGAATTTTAATAAATAAGAACAAATAAATATGGCAAATAGATTCGCAAAAAAAACTATAGACTTTGATGTTTACGAAAGGCAAGATAAAGAGTCTCAAATAAATTGGGGTAAGGTTGGTGCGGATATTACTAAAGCTTTTAGTGATGTTGCCACTGAGAGACAGGCAAAGAAAGACGCAATACAGAAATCTTTTAATGATCAGCAAGCAGCAGCGGCTGATATGGGAGAATATAATGATGTTACTATTCAGCAATATGCAATAAATGGAGGTCAAAAAATTGCTAACTACAATCAAGATATGTACAACTTAGTACAAAAAGGAATAATAAAACCTTCAGAATACACCAAGTTTACAAACAACGTGACTGCGAATTTAAAATTAGTAAAAGCTAATGCTAAGTCTTATGATGATGCTTTTAAATTATATACTGATCGTACTCAGAATAACGAAAATGCTGCATTAGAAAGATACCAAGCTGGTATGTTAGAAGGGTTTGCTTCTTTAAATAATTTAGAATTAGACTGGGACCCTATGACAGGAGAGGCGGTAAACATTCGTGTGGACGCTGATGGTAATCCTATACCAGGAGAAAGTATGACAGTACAGAATATGAGTGTTATGTTAAAACAACAATATAACGCATATGATCTTGATGGAAGTATAAAGACAGTAAAAGACAGATTAGGTAGTGTTATTACTGCAGATTTAAAAGCTTCTTTAGGTAATTCGGTAGTAATCACTGAAGAAATGGTAACTAAAGCAGAACAAGATTTTTTTGATCCTAAGAATGAAAGCGGACAAGAGGTGTTGAGAACTCAAGCAAATTCGGTATTAACAGATGATGTAGGTAAACAAGATTTATTAGCAGAAAACGCTGATATTTTAACAGAAAAAGGAGAGAAATATAGAGTAGGTAGTTTAGAAGAATATGAGCAGTGGAATGAGGAGAATCCTGGAGATGAAAAAAATAATCCTATATTAAGAACTAAATTTGAAGGAGGTAGATTAGTTCCTGAGTTTAATGAGTTTCAAGATGAGGCCGCAACTAA